CGCCGAGCGGCTTGACCTGTTCGACGCAGCGTGGGCGAGTCTTCACCGACACCTAACGGCCACCGCAAAGCGGCCTGCTGGACCGCCGCTGAGCGGCAGCCCCTGAGCGGTTATGCGAGGTCGTCGGCGACCGGCGCCCCGCACTCTGGACACACAGACGCCCGCTCAGGAACGGGCACAGTCACGGAGCCGACCGGACCGGCGAGGGACGCGGCGAGCGGGAACTCGAACAGCGGGAACACGTGCTGGCAGGCCGCGCACGTGACCCGGGCGAGCAGCTGGCTCGCAGGCGGCGGGAACGCGCGCTCGGCGATGCAGACGACGCTACCGCGACCGAGACGCCCGGGTCAGCCGGGTCACCGACACCGCCCCGGCCGTGGCGCCGGCGGCGACCGCCGCAGCCAACGCCCCGACCTGCTTCGAGAGCACGTCGATGTTCTTCGCCCACCGCTCGGCGTAGTCACCTTCGACGGACAGGTCCGCCGGGTGGGCGAGCATGTCGGCGAGCCGACCACGGAGCACCTCGAGCGCGACGGCCTCCACCGACCCGTGCCGATCCCACCGGCCCTCCAGATCGGAGTCGTCCGGGCTGGTCCCGACGTGCGCGCGGATCCCGGCGAGCACGCCCGGGTCGAGCGCCACCGGGTCAGCCGCCCAGGTAGAGCTCGGCCAGGTCGTCGCGGGTCATCGACTCGGCCTCGGCGTCGTCCATGCCCTGCGAGATGGCGTACGCCTTCCAGTCGGCCTTCGACGCCGACTTCGTGGGCGGCCCGTCCTCCGCTGCCGCAGCCACCGTCTCGTCGACCGTGTCGCCCCACGCCTGCGGGTTCGTGACCAGCTCGGCCAGCCGGCCCTCCGGCACGGACCCGCGCTCGAGGGTCACGTACCGGCGGGTGTCCGGGTCCTGCACCACGACGGTGCGGGCCAGCTTCTTCGCTGCAGCCACGATCAGGCCGCCGCGACGAACAGGGCGTTCGGGTCCCGGAGCACGGGGAGGGCGAGGCCCTCGGCGGTCGTCTTCACCCACGCCGGGTCGATCCCGCCGACCTGGTAGGCGATGATGCCCGGGTCGACGTTCTCCATCTGCGTGGCACCGGCCCGCTGCAGCCCGCCCGTCGCGGGGGCGTTCGTGTACAGCGTGGCGCCCATGCCGGCACGGACACCGACCACGGCACGGTCGTCGACGACCCGGGCCGGGGTGCTCGAGGTCAGCTGGGGGCGCTCGACGTCGAGGGCCACGAGGATCGGGGCGTTCACGCCGGCAGCGCGGAGGACCTGGTTGACCTGGTCGGGGCCGATGATCCCCGGGGTGACGCCGGTCGTGCCGCCGGCGAAGCTCTTCACCTGGTCGTTCAGGGCCAGGTCGGCCATGACCTCGGAGGACACGAGCCACGCGTCGGGGTTCCGGCCGCCGTTGTTCGACCGGTAGATCGCCTCCCACGCCTTCAGGTCGGTGATCGGCGTCGCCGTGGCGTAGTTGTCCCAGGTGGCGCCGGCGGGGGCGACACCCAGCTGGGCGCCGGGCACCGCGAAGTCCGCGACCAGCTCGTTCCCCGCGGCCGGGGCGCCGAGCTCGGTGAGCTCGACGGTGCCGGTGCTCAGGATCGACCCGTGGGCGATGGTGATGCGGTTCTGGACGGCGGCGGCGGCCCGGGCGGCGTCGTTGAAGATGACCCGCTCGACGGCGACGTCGGCGGCCTCGCGGATGCCCTGGCGGAGCCGGTCGAAGCGGGTGAGCTCCTTCTCGTTCAGCCGGTAGCCCCAGGCGAGCGGGGGGATCTCGCCCTTGATGACCGACACGCCGGGGCGGCGGCCGATGGGGGCGGGGGTGTCCCAGCTGCGGTACCGGGCGACCTCGCCGGCGGCGGTGAGGTCGGCGGACTGCAGCTCGAACTCGATGTCGTCGGTCTGGACCGGGGGGAACAGGGTCGCGAAGGGGAGGTCGCCGTCGACGAGCTCGCGGACGTACCCGGTGAGCTCGGCGGGATCGATGACGTCGGTGATGTACTCGGTGGCCATGTCAGCCGTCCTCTCGGGTCGTTGCGAAGGGGGTCAAGGGGGCTGGGTGGCTCAGACGTACGCGATGTGCGCGGCGAGGTCGGTCTTGGCGGAGGCGTCGAGGCCGTGGCCGGTGGGGAGGTTCGCTTCGATGACCTCACCGGACCAGAACAGGGCGGCGGCGAGGTCGCCGGTCGAGTTCTCGTCGACGGGGATGGAGGCGAACAGGTGCCCGGCGGCGGTTTCGAGGCCGCCGGCGCCGGCGTTGTCGTAGGGGCCGTACAGGCCGGTGGCGGTGATCTCGGCGAGGACGATCCCGGACGGCAGGTAGCCGTCGGGGAAGTCGGCGTCGAAGTCGAACGCGGACCGGTCGAGGACGATGCTGCGGGGCTGGCCGATGGGCATGCCACCGTTCCCGAGCCAGGTCTGGTCCTCGTTGACGGTGTCGGTGCTGCGGATGCTGACGTCCATGGGGAGGGTCCTCCGTTAGTTGGCCGTGAACGGCGAGGGCTTGGGGCCGAACTGCGTGAGCAGGTCGTCCTTGGTGGCGGTCTGGCGGGCCTGGCGGGCGGCGCGGGCGCGTTCGCGGCCGGCTTCGACCCCGGAGGCCGGTGGGGTGGGCTGGCCGGGCCGGGCCGGGGGGGTCGACGGGGTCGGCGGCGGCGTGCCCGGCGTGCCGGCGGCGAAGAGCGCCGGGTACTTCGCCTTCACGGCCTCGACGGCGGCGGTGATCGCCGTCTGGTCGCCGTCGGCGGGGACGTCGATGATGCGGCGCAGGTCGGCCCAGTTGTCAGCGGGCGCCTGCGCGGCGGCGAGGGCGGCGTCGATGCGGGCGTCGCGGGCGTCGGCCTGGGCCTGCGCGGCCTGGGCGCGAGCTTCGGCGGCCTCACGTTCGGCGGCTTCCCGGGCACGGGTCGCCTCGTCCTTCCCGGCCTCGATCTCCTGGTGGCGGGCGGTCACCCACTCCTGGAGGGCTTCGGGCGTGTCGACCCCGATCGCGGCCATGAGGGGCTGCAGGGCTTCGTTCCGGCCCGAGGTCGCCGCGGTGTCGAGAGCGGTCTGCAGGGCACCGAGGTCCGGGCCCGCGGGCGGGACCGGGTTGGCGGGGGTGGGCGCCGGCGGGCTCGAGGGCGGTGTCGTTCCCCCTCCCTGGCCGCCGGCGCCACCCGGGTCACCTCCGCCACCTGCGGACGGGTCCGACATGGTGAACAGGTCGAGGATCGCGGGATCCCAGCCCCGGGCCTCCCAGACGGCGCGCGTCTGGTCGAGGAGCCCGTGGGTGGCAGGCGGGGTGCGGGTCATGCCGGTCATGCTGAGGACGCCCCCGCGACCGGCCCCGGATGCACGGCGCCCGCGGCACGCAGCTCGAGCTCGTCGGCCAGGTCCCCGACCCGGTGGAACCGTTGCACGACCGGCCACGCCAGCCGGGCCGCAGCGACCCGGGCGTGGGAGGCGCGGAGCACCTCGTAGGCGCCGGAGAACGTCTCGAACGCGACGCCGATCGCCCGCCACCCGCGGGTCGTGATCTCCCACGACAGGTCCCGGCCGACCAGCACGACGTGGCCCTCGATGGCGAGGAGGATGCCCGTGTGGCAGGCGAGGAACGGTTCGTCGGTGCCGCCGTCGTCACGGATCAGCCCACGGTCGGACAGGCCGGCGTGGATCGCGTCGCAGTACTCGGTCAGCCACCAGTGCAGGGACCGGTTCCCCAGGTCGCGTTCGGGCGGGTGGACGGCGAGGACCGCCTGCGCGACACGCGGGGACCCGGCGAACCCGGCGAGGAACGGCACCCGGTCAGGCGTCTCGAGGCTGAACACCTTCGGGCCGGCGAGCTCGTGGTAGTCCATGCCGCCGGCGATCCGGTCGCCGCCCATCCACACCCGGCCGTCGTCGAGCGCGACTGCGACGACCAGGGTCACCGGGCGCCGCCCTGCGGGAGGTCGATCTCCGGGGGCGGTTCGGGCCGGGCCGACGTGGCCGGCGCCTCGAACCCGAGGTACTCGTACACCAGCTGCTCATCGCCGAGCGCGTCCAGCAGGGCGGTCGCGCCGGCGAAGTCCCGGGCCTGCAGCCGCTCGACCTCCTCGGTGATGTCGTCGATCCGCACACCCGCCTCGACGAGCATCCGCAACGCCGTCTCCACGGTGATCGCTCGCGCGCCCAGCAGCGCGACCACGTCCTCGATGACCTGGCGGGTGTCGGTCGGCAGGAACGACCCGAACACCAGCCGGGCATCCACGCTCGGGCCCGGCTCCCACTCGCCGCCCGCCTGGTACAGGCGCTGCACCATCTTCAGGAGCAGCGCGTACTTGTGGACCCGCACGAGGCGGAGCACACCGATCAGCGACGAGAACGGCCCCAACTTCAACAGCCGCGCGAACCCGGACTCCGGTCCGGTGTCGTCGACCCGCCCGAGGACCTCCCCGGGGATCGAGATGTTCACGCTCAACCGCTGGAGCAGATCAGCGACCACGTGGCGGAGGGCCTCCACCGACGCGGACAGGTCGACGACGTCGAGGCGGCCACCTTCGCCGAGACCGAGGACGGCGCCCGGTTCGACGACGAGAGTGCCGGGCAGGGCGTTCTTGCCGGACGCGCCGAGCATCGGCGTGCCCGCGAGGGCGGCGGCGGCCTGCAGGTCCGAGTCGGTGGCCTGCAGGTCGTCGAACAGCTGCAGCACCCGGGCGAGGACCGACCGGCCGAAGTGCTCATCCGTCGGGATGCCCGGCACGTGCAGGACGGGGATGAAGTCGCAGGCCAGGTCGAGCCGGTCGATCGGCACGCCACCCGGGTCGTCGTCGGTCGCCGGGTTCTCCGGGCTGGGTGGGGTGCGGCGGAACACGGCCCGTCGGGGCGCGATCGCGTCGACCACCCAGCCTTGGTCGGAGTCGGCGAGCAGCCACTCGGCGTCGGTGACCTGGCACGTCCACCACGAATCCGTGTCCGGCGCCCACGGGTAGCGGCGGGGCTGGTCGAGGAGCACAAGCTCGTAGGTGATGCGCCGCACCCACGTCTGAACGGTCCCGGACGGGCTGCGACGCTCCTCCTCCCAGGCGAGGTGCACCCGCCGGGGGAACCCGCGTCGGAACGCGTCGTCGTCGAGGACCGGGAAGTACACCCGCGGGTCGTAGGTCTGCAGGACGGGGCGGCGCTTCTCCCCGTCCCAGCCGAGGACGAACACGCCGTCGCCGAGCCCGACCGCCTTGCCCTCCCCCACCCGCAGCTTCGTCTCGAGCTGCTCTACCTGCGCCCAGTCGCGCAGCTGGTCCTGCACCTCGCGGAGGCGGGGCTGGTCCCGCCACGACCGTTCCCAGTCGGTGACGATCTCGTCGATCAGGGTCTGGTGGCGTTCGACCTGCAGGGCGTAGATCCGGCGGGCCGTGTCGTCCGCGCCGTCGCCGGGCGGGGTGGGCGGGGCGGGCAGGTCGGGTGCGTCGGGGATCTCGGTGTCGGCGCCGTCGACGCTGATCGTCACCTCCTCGCCGAGGATGCCGGAGACGACCCGTTCGATCATGAGGGCGGGTTCGCCGTACTCCCGGTGGGAGCGTTGGGTCTCGGTGCTGGTGTCGCGGAGGAGCGCGCGGGCGGCGTTCTCGAGGTAGGCGTCGAGGAGGTGGTAGGCGGTGACGCGGCGCAGGTTCTCGTCGCTCATCCATGAGCGGGCGAGCATCGCCTGCCGGGGGTCTTCCATCGCCGCCTTGTGGGCCAGCGGTGTCCACAGGTCGAGCAGGAGGTGGCGGAGCGCGGGCACGACGGGGATGGTCAGCGGTCCGGGCAGCGCGGCGCCGGATGCAGCAGACCGGCCACGGCGGTCACCGGGCCCGGCGGCCCTTCGCCAACCGGCGGTCCTGCGCGTGCCCGGCGACCATCGCCGGCTTGTCGTCCCGCCAGAACGACTGGACCACCGAATCCCCCGAATCGGTCGACCGGCCGATCCGCTTCCGGATGTCGTCCTTCCCCTCGATCTGGATCTTCCCGCCCGACGTCACCTTCCACTTCGGAGCCGTCAGGTCACCGATCAGCAGATCATCGTCCGGGAGGGCCACCTCCTCCTCGTACTGGGGGTCGAGGAGCTCGCGCATCGACCACCAGGCGGCCGCCCGCTTGTTCACGAACCCGAACTCGCCCGACCGGTCCTTCATGTCGGTGCCCTGCGACGCTACGAACGGCACGCCCTCGAGGCCCTGCTCGGCCAGGCGCGGGCAGATGCCGGCGCCGATGCCGATGGCGTCGACGATGGCCCGGCCGGTCCCGTACGACTGGATCAGCGCGGCGATCCGCCCGGTGGTCTGCATCGTGTCTTCGAGGTGTGAGCGGCGGAGCTCGTCGACGAACCGACCGAACCGGGGTGCGAGGACGGTGTCGTCGCCGCCCGCGTCGGCGATGTCGGCGCCGACCACGACCGGGCCTTGGCGGCCTGGCCGGCCGGCGTCGTCCCACTGCCGCCACCGTTCGACCGCCGCTTCGACCCAGGCGAGCGGGATGACCGAGTCCTCGTCGGAGCTGTGAAACTCGCCGAGCACTCGGTTGGCGTAGACGGCGGACCCTTCGCCCCACTGGCGGGCACGTTGCTCCGCCCACTCGCGGGACACGCGGCCGGCGGCGATCGTCTCGTCGAGGGTCACGTGGCGGGTCCACCAGTCCTCCAGGCCGGGGCGGCGCTGGTGGATCTCGTAGAACCGTCCGGACGGCTCGCCGGGGGTGGACTGAGCGAGCGCGTAGGCCTCGGCGGCCGTGTCGGAGCCGGCGCCGGAGAACGCGCCTTCGGCGGCGTCGAACGTGTCCGGGGGGATGGCCTTGGCCTCGTCGAACAGGTACAGGACGTGGTCGGCGTGGACGCCCTCGATCTTCTCGTGGTCGTTCGACGCGACGGCGAACGCTTCCCCGTAGGTCAACTTCAGGTTGAGCTGCATGAGCTCGGTGCGCGGGTTGAACGGCGGCCGGCCAAGGACTTCCCAGCGGAGCCGACGTGCCCACTTCCGGATCTCGGGCCACAGGTACCGCTCGAGCTGCCGCCACGCGGACGCGGTGGTGGCGACCTTCCAGTCGATCCCGCAGGCGTCGCGAGTGGTCGCGAACCACAGAACGGCGAGGCTGCCTTCCATGGTCTTCCCGAGGCCGTGGGGGCCGCGGGCAGCGACGCGCTTGCGGGGGATGATCTGGTCGAGGATCTCCCGCTGGTACGGGGTGAGGCCGTCGCCGTCTCCGAAGTCGACGCAGGCGTCGACCCAGCCGACGGGGTCGTTCAGCCACTGCTGCATCGGTGACGCGGGCGGGTCGAGGAGGTCGGCGACGAGGGACCACACGTTCGGGGTGGTCACGACGCGGCCTCGCTGCGCTCGAACCCGTGACCCCAGCTTGCCCAGTCAGGTGACGGAGCGGATCCAGTCCACGACCATCTGCAACTCGCCAGCCGTGGCATCGCGCTTGAGGTTGTTGCAACGCCAGCAGATGATCGCCACGTTGTCCACGACATAGCCCAGCTCAGGGCGGATGCGATCCACGGACGGCGACTGATCATGTTTCTGGCCAGGCGTCCGATCGGCGGGCGACACGATGAACGGCTTCTCGCAACAGGGGCACGGTTCGCCAGATTCGAGCCTCTCCATGATCCACTCGACCGTGAACAGGTCAGCGTCGAACGGCAAGTCGCGCTGTCGGCTACGCACCACCATCCCCGAGCGGAGCTGCTGTGCCCGCACGCGGAACGGAGCACGCTCGCGACGACGCTGCTCTCGTTCCTTGACGGCGGCACCTTTCGTTCGGGCGTACTCATCGCGGCGAGCAGCGAGTAGACGCTCACGATGCCGCGCTCGGTATGCCTGGTGATGCTGGTTGAAGCACGACCGACAGGTGCCGGCGAGACCGAATGCGCAGTTCTTGTCTCGCACGAAGAACTCAGCCGACCTCGGTTTGATCTCGCCACAGCGGCCACACTCACGAGTGCCGTCCGGGTGATCCTTGATCCGCCGTCCCACGGGTCAACTCTAGTTCATGACCCCATCCCCAGCTTGACCAGTTCAGCCGCGGTTGCCGGCAGAACAGCTCGACCCACGGGCCGCCGGGGGTGGTCTGCTCGACCAGGTCGCCGAGCACCGGCGGCTTCCGCGAGTGGGAACGGCTACTGCCACCGGATGGGCGGGGCGCGTCGAAGCACGACGCCATGAGCGGCACCTCGGGCACCGGGGGCTGTCCGATCGTGGCGACGATCACGTGCTCGGTGTTCGCGCGCACCCACCGGCCGACGCCGGGCTGGCCGGTCTTCCGCCACGTGAGGAGCGTGACCGGCCGGAACCCCCATGACTGGACGAGCTGTGGGGCGCGGCCGTCGGCGAGGTGCCGGTTCGTGGCCCAGCAGAACAGGACCGCCCCGTCGGGATCGGCGAGATCGGCGACCGGGAGCTCCTCGAGCTCGCCCATCGTCATGAGCGAGTACTGGCGGGCTGCCTCGGCCTTGGTGCGGTCGGTGATGTCGTACGGCCAGGGCGGGTCGACGACGATCCCTCGGTAGGTGCGGGGGGTGAGGTTCTCCCAGGTCATGAGGCCTCGCTCTCGATCGTGGGGGGCCGGTTGCGGCGCCGTGACTCGCGCATCCCCTCGCGGCACGGTTCGCAGCGGCAACCGCGGGCGTAGGTGGCGGGCTTGCCGTGTTGGGCGCCGCGCCCGTTGTCCTGGAGCCGTTCGACGGGGCGGTCTTCGAGGAGGGCGGCCATGTGCTCGTGGTGGCGTCGCAGGGCGTCGCAGAACTGGCAGGCACAGCCCGGGCTGAGCAGTGGGGCGTGGGGGCAACGGGCGTGGAAGTGGCGGAGGTGCCGGCGGACCCGTTCGGTCGCGCCGCCCCAGGTGCCGTGCATCTCGTGTCGTTCGAGGGCGTCGGTGAGGCACTGGTCGCGGACGGGGCAGCCGGCGCAGATCCGCTTGCCCTCTTCGCCGTGCTCGCCCTCGAGAGGAAACCAGAGATCCGCGTCAGGGTGGCCGAAGCACGCAGCCCGGTCATGCCAGTCGGGAGGGTCGAGGGGGATGCTCACGAGCGCCCCCCGTCACGATCATGCTCGTCGGCGGCCTCCCGGGTGGCGTGAATCTGGCCGTCCCAGTCGGGCAGCCACGTGCCGTCCCGCTGCTCGGTGAGGACCACCCAGCCGATCACCGGGAGCGCCGGCCCGGCCGTCGGTCAGCGTCCGGGTGCGACCAGGCGAGCTGGTCCTCGACCACGTAGCCGGTGAGGACCACCTTCACGAACCCGACCAGCCCAGCCGGGTTCTGCGCGCGGGCGATCCGGCCGAGCCGCTCGAGGTCGGCGGTGTCCCCGGGGTGCTTCCGCGGCTTGTCGGCCGACGGGTCGATCATCTGGGCGAGCGGCTGCCAGTGGTCGACCCGCACGACCCGGTGGTCGGTTCCCCGTGCGAGGACGCAGCAGTGGACGTCGGCCCACGCTGCGCAGGGCAGACAGCACAGGGGCTCGTGCGTGACCGGGTGCCCGTCGAAGGTGGCGTCACCGATCGACGCGGCCGGGAGCCAGCCGATAGGGCGGGAGTGCCCGAGGGTCGGTCCGTGGCCACGTGGGAGCTCGTCGTCGCACACCTGGCAGCGGCCGAGCAGGACGGCGCGACGTTGCCGGGCCTCGTTGACGACGTCGAACTGCGGGCGGCCGCGGCCCTGGCGGCCCCGGGTGAACAGCGCCATGGGGCGGTCGCGGATGAGGAGCTCGGCGCGCGCCACGCCCCAGGTCTCGGAGGTCCAGCCGGCTACGTGCGGGACGGGAAGGCCGCGTCGGTCGCGTGGCAGGTGGGCCATCGTGGACGGGATCGGCGGGGCGGCGGTCACGCGCACTCCTGGGTGGTGTCGTTCTGGTGGTTCCGGATCGCGGCGGCGAGCCGTTCCATCGCCGCGAGGTCGGACGGTGGGTGCCCGATGTGCCAGTGCGCGGGTTCGCCGGGGAGGAGCCAGGCGCACGGGTACGCGTTGATCGGGTCGCCGGTGCGCCGGCGGGCCTTCCCGGCGGCGGCGCGGGCGGCGGTGGGGTTGTCGTAGCAGACCTTCCCGTCGTGGCCGCGCCGCCTGTAGTCGTGCCAGTCGACCTCGTGGAAGTCCTCGATCGTCACGGCCGGACTCCCGTCTGGCAGCCGCAGTCGCCGTCCTTGAGCACGTCGGTGCGTGCCTCGCAGATCGGGCAGTGCGTTGGGCTCGTGTCGTCCACGCGGAGGACGAGGACCTCTTCGCCGTGGTCGTGCTCGGTGACCGCGAGAGCGCCGGGCCACTCCCGGTCGACCGCGCGCATGACCCGGACGGCGACGTCGAGGGGCAGGGGCAGGCGGATCACGATGTCGGTGGCGGTCACGGGAGCGGCCTCCCGGTGCGCCAGGCCATGAGCACCTGGTTGCCCTTCATCGCGGCGCCCCGCTTGGTCGACGCGTACCCGAACATGCCGGTCCCGACGACGTCCCAGCGCCATCGCAGGAGCGGGTTCATCGTGGAAATCTGGCGGCGGACGGAGACGGATGGCATGGCTCACTCCTCGGTTGCGGTGGTGTCGATGACGCCGGCGGACTCGATCGCGGCTCGGACGATCCCGGGCAGCTGCTCGTGCAACCGGCGAACCACCCCGGCGTCATCGACCAGATCCCGCACCGTCGCCATCACCGCTGCGAGGGCCGCCCGCAGCACGGCGGTGATCTGGTTGGCCTGCTGCTCGTGGATCCGGACCCGCCGTTCGTCGATCCCCGCGTCCAGGGCGAGCTTCGTCGCCTTCGCGTTCTCCGCCGTCCAGTGGCGGAGCATCTCGACGAGCACATGCGGCCGGCCGTCCCCTTGGTGGTCGGGCCCGTAGATCCCGGCGGGCTTGGCGGGCAGGTAGGTGGGGCCGCCCCGCGGCTTGCCTTCGTCGTCGTACTCCTGGACCTGGTAGGCGGGGGTGCCGACCGGGGCGAGTTCGCCGACGAGGACGGTGAGGACCCGGCGCATCCCGGAGGTGAGGGCGACGACCTCGAGGAGCTGGGCGTGGAGGTCGAGGGTGTCGACGTCGGGTTGGTAGGTGGCGAGCATGTCGCGGATCTGTTCTGCCACCTTGGCCTCCTGGAGTCGTCGTTCGCCTTCGGCGCGGGCGGCGGCGCCGCTCTTGCCGACGTGCATGCGGCACTTGTCGAGCCCGCTGATGGGGGGTTGCCGGCAGGGGGAGCCGTCGCGGCGGTGGGCGGCGCATCGGTCGTGCTGTTGGTGGCAGCGGGGGCAGGTCATGGGCGGGTTCCGGTGAGGATCCAGTGGGTGAACGTGTCGGCGACGTCGAGGACGAACGGGATGCCGTCGGGGTACGGGTCGATTCCGGCGAGCCAGGAAGCGGCGGCGGTGAGCGCCGCAGCGCGGGCGTGCTGGTCGACGGTGGGGTGCGCGCGCCGGGCCCGGAGCTCGGCGATGAGGGCGCCGTGCTCGACGAGGAGGTGCGCGATGTCGGGGGTCCAGTGGTCCTGGTCGAGACGATCGTCGGCGCTCACGACGCCCCGCCCTTAGCGTCGCGGTCCCTGCCGGTATCGCGTGAGTCGCTTCCGGTTTGTCCGGCTTCCGTTTCCGCGCGACGCGAGCCGGGCGTGCTGCCGTTCTTGACCCCCGCCGCATGGTTGGCTGCGGCCTGGATCAGATCGGCGAGGCTGTAGCCCCGAGGGTCGTCGTCCTCGTTCCACCACTTGGTCGAGTGGGCGTACTTCCCAGCAAGCGCCACTGCACCGAGGATGAGGTCGACGTTCTCGTCTCCCGTCGGCTCGAAGTCGAACCAGTAGGACGAGAGCATCGAGTCGGCCCGACTCTCGATGCGCTGGCGCATCTCCGGGGTGAGGATGATCGTCACGAGCGATCACCGACCCCATCAACAGCACCACCCACCTCGTCGCCGGCTTCGTGCTCTCGGCGAACTGAGGTTCCGGCCGTGGCCGGGTACGTCCCGGTCACGGCCGCTCCTCCGGCTTGCTGACGGCGGCGAGGTCGATCGACGGAAGCTCAGAGCATGGGCACTCCCAGCGGACCTTGCGCTCGGTTGGGTGCTTGTCCGTCCGGGAGCGGCTCGGGCGAGACCAGCTTCCCCCGTCCGTGATGGCCACCGGTCGCCAACCAGCGGCTCGCAAGCTCGTACCCGGCTCGCTGAGCAGCGTGTAGGTGCACGCCTTGCGGTAGCCGTGGGGCTTGTGGATGCGGCACGAGGCGCCGTAGAGCGCCGAGCAGGCGTTCGGGCAGCCGTCCGTGGCGACCCGCGTGACCTCCAGGACGTGCTTGTGGGGCAGCATCCGGGCCTTCGTGCGACCGAGCACGGCCACCCCACGAAGCTGGCCGGACTCATCCTCGACGCCCACGGAGAACCGACCGTTGCCGCCGGGCAGGTGATGGCGGTGGTGATCGAGAACGAACGCCTTCGCCTCACGCCAGTAGATGGGGACGACGGTGAGCTTGGACTGCTGCGCAGCGGTCATCGTCCGCACCCCGCACAGACCTCCACGGCCTTGTCGACCAGGCGCTCGACGGTCACGAGCGGCAGTCCTTCGGTGCCGATGCCGAGGCCGACCGAGCAGATCTTCTGCGACGGGATAACCCCGTCGCCGTCGACATGCTCGCTGCACATCACCCGGTCCGGATCGAGCCCGACCTCGGCCAGAGCGGCCGAGATGCACCTGCACCCGGCACATAGCGGCGCGGCGCCAGCGTTCTCGCCTCCTGGGACAATCGCCGCTCGCGCGGGGGGTCCCGGGATCTGCTCGGGAGTGGCGCCGCTCATGGCTGCCACCGCCAGACCCGCTGCCGGCCCTTCGCCAGGACCGGCACCTCGAGCGGCTCCACGTCGTCGAGAAGCCACGCCCACCGACCCGGCGCGAAGTCACCGAACGGCAGCTGGTCGTCGAGGGCGTTCTCCCAGTCGGAGTCGAGCCACAGGCGGGCGTGGTGCCTGCTCAGCGACGCCCACGGCTGGTGAAGCGTGAGCGCCGGCACCGCTTGGGGTCCCGGGGTGGCGGGCGGGCGCGTGGGGTCAGGGCTCATGCGGTTCTCGCCTCGGGGTTGCAGTCGGGGCAGGGTGGGACGGGTCCCCAGGTGCCGTCGTCGAGGAGTTCGGCTCGGAGCCAGGTGGTGCCGTGGCAGATGGTGCAGCGGGGGGTGCTGAGGAGCTCGAACGCTCGGTGGCGCTGGACGCTGTCGTCGCCTGGGGCGGTCGAGGGGGTGACGGTGAGGGGCGGGTCGAGGAGGTCGGCGAGCTGGTGGGCGGTGAGGTGGGGGTCGCGGTTGAGCCGGTCGTGGGCGTCGTCGAGGTGGTCTCGGCGGATGCCTTCGGTGATGGCTTTGCGGTGGCCGGTGGGGTTGGAGCGGGCGGGGTTGCGGGTGATGGCTCGGTCGACGAGGAGGGCGAGGGCCTGGTCGATGACGAGGGCAGCAGCAGCCGGCTGCGGGGCGGTGGGCTCGAGGTCGTTGGTGGGTGGGGGTGGCGCGTCGACCGGCTGCTGTTGACCGGTGACAGGTGACTGGTGACAGGTGAGAGTTGATTCGATTGGGGGTGCCGGTTCCCGTTCGGATGGGGTCGGGGTTCCCCTTCCGGGTGGGGGTTGCGGTCCCCTTTCGAATGGGGTTGACCTGCGCATTTGCAGGGCGTCGGGGGGTGCGTGCTTGGCGAGTTTCTCCCAGTGCTCGGCCGGGCAGTTGTCCACAACCGTGCGTCGCAGTTCGGGGCTCGCGATCGACTTCCAGGCGGCCCAGAACCCCTTGGAGACGTTCGCTGAGAGCCGGTTGGGGTCGAGGTCGTTCTTCACGAACGACCGGACGATCAGCTCTTCGGTGTGGTGGTCGATGACGACGAACCGGTGGGCTTCGAGCTCGTCGAGGGCGGCCTGCAGCTGGTCGGTGTGGGTGTCGGCGGCGAGGCTGGACCAGCGGGCGGGGCTGATGGTGTCGAGGTACCCGCAGAGGGTGAGCTTGGGTTGGGGGAGGATGACGAGCGCGTAGAGCCGTTGGGCGGCGGCGCTGAGGCCGGTCCAGTCGGGGTCGCGGAGGATGTCGACGGTGATCTTGGCGACGCTGCGTGCCACGAGTCAGGCGGCCTCCTCGTCCTCGAGGTGGGACACTCGGATGGGCATGGCGACCCCGCTGACCGGGAGGCCGGCGAGGGAGCGGATGTGGATGCCGCCGAGCTCGCCGGAGAACGTCCAGGCGTACTCGCGGCCGGTCTTGGCGAGGATGCCGAGCACGTGGGGTGAGAGGGCGATCTGCTCGGTGGCCTCGGTCTGCCGGGTGGAGACGAGGTTCCGCCACGACGGGTACTCGGCTTCGACGATGAGGAGCTCGACGGTCTCGCCCTCGTAGCCGATGGTGAGGACCTGTTGTTCGAGGGCTTCGGCGAGGGCGGGGGTCTTGCGGCTGGCGGCGGGGGGTCCGACGGTGAGGGTGGTGCGGTGGTAGGTGCCGTCGGTGTCCTTGTCCTTGGCGGCGCAGGCGGCGGCGTAGCGGATGAGGCCGTGGCCGCGCCGGTCGGGGTCGGAGGCGATGGTCGTGTGGAGGGGGCGTTCGTCGAGCGACGGTTCGGGGGTGTGTTCGGTGACGCCGAGCCAGGAGGTGAGCAGCACGTAGGAGTCGGTGGCGATGAGCCGGAGGCCTCGGCCGTCGAACCATTCGATGCAGATGGTGCGGTGGAGGATGGGTCGGTCGGCGTCGTCGCTGGTGGCGCACCAGACGGGCAGCCACGCGGCGGCGACTTCGGTGGACGGGAGGGAGATGCGGGGCAGGTCGGTGGTCATGCGGCTCCTTCGTGGTCGAAGAGGGTCGGGTGGGGGTTGCGTCGCTCGGCGTGGTGGCCGAACTGCTCGGCGGTCTCGCGCAGGTGACACGGGTGGCAGAGGGTCTCGAGGCCGTCGAGGTGGTGGTGGCAGCCGAAGGTGCCGTGGCGTCCCAGCACGGGCGTGCGGTGGTTGACCTCCAGCTGCCAGCGGGGTCGCTCGCGGGAGATGAGCCGGAACGCCCGGTAGCGGGCCGGGTGGTCGATCTCGCCGCCGCGGAGGACGAGCAGCAGGTGCCAGAAGCGTTCGGCCGGCACGTGCCCGTCATGGCCGCAGCGCACGCACGCGCCACCGTCGCGCCGGATGGCGGCCGCGCGCGCCCACGTCCAGTTGTGCTGGCGGGTGAACTCGTCGCTGCACTCCTGGGAGCACCAGCGGCGCGACCGTTTCGGCAGGTCGTTCCCGCACCACACGCAGCAACGATCGGGGGTCGGCCAGGGCGCGCGCCGCAGCTCGCATACCGCGAGGACGTCGTCCGTGACGCTCATGCGGCTCCTCGGATGAGTCGGAGCTGGCCGGGGTGGACAGCGGTGGGCTGGGTGGAGGTGATGTGGAAGGTGGCGCCGCATCCGCAGGTGTGCTGGTGGGTGGCGACGGGCGCCTGGACGACGACGTGGAGGCTCATGGCCTGGCCCCGCTTGCGCTCTGGCGGCGCTTCCATTCGCGGCTACGCCGCCGGGAGCACTCGCGGCACCTGCGCGACCCGTTCGGGTCCGTGATCGTGTTCTGCGGCGTGAGCTCGTGGCCGTGCTTGCAGTGGGTCGGTCTGGCCTTGGGTGGCCGGAACGGCAGCGCTCGTCGGTTGTTCTCCGCCAGCGTGACGGGCTCGAGGTGCGCTGGGTTGACGCAGAGCGGGGTGCGGCAGAGGTGGTCGATGCTCAGGCCGGCGGGGATCGGTCCGACGTGCATCTCGTAGGACAGGCGGTGTGCGAGGACCACCTCTCCGTCGTCGCCGCGCAGGCGGCCGTAGCCCTTGAGCGTGGAGCCCTGCCACTCCCAGCATCCGTCGGTGGGTGTGACGAACCGCCAGAACCGGACCGCGGCGGGCGTGGGGGCGGATGCCTGGGCCGATGGTGCAGCGAAGGGAGCGAGGGACTCGTCCCCGTTGAGCCACCGCCTGTAGTGGGAGCGGCAGAGCTCGCGGCAGTGGGCGAGGGTGGTGCATCCGTCGACCCTGCAGGTGAGCGTTCCGTACTTCGATCCGCGGCGCATAGCGACCGTCCCTTCGGCAAGTTTCAGCGGTGTGGTTCGCCTGGTCATTGTCCGAGTGGGCGCCTGTGCGGAGGAAGGGGAACAGGGTGTGGAAATGGCTGTGGATTGTGTGGAAATCGGCTGGTCGGCCTTGTGGGTTACCGACCGGCTGGGGTTGTGGATGACAGTCATCCGGCCCGCTCCCGCCATTCGCGCTTATCGAGGGCGTTCGCTTCGCGACATGGGGAGCAGGTGCAGCCGCGCCGATACCGGAGAAGGGTCCCGTGTTCGGCGTGCCGGCGTGGGCGGCCGGTCGCTCTGCGCCTGCGCGACGCCGACCGCTCGTCGCAAGCGCCACACAGCCCGGTGTCGAAGTGCCAGACGCGACGTCCGCACTCGTTCCGGCAGCGGGGAAGGCTGCTCATGCGGCTTCGCTCTCGTTGCCGGCCTTCCGGGTGCGCTTCCGTTCGCGTTCGGACGTGCCACCCCAGACGCCGTGGTGCTGGCCGGTGGCAAGCGCGTAGTCGAGGCACTCGGCGCGGACCTCGCAGCCGGAGCACACGGCCTTGGCGGGTGCGAGGGACTCGCCGTGCTCGGGAAAGAACAGGTCGGGATCGACGCCGATGCAGTTCGCCCGGGCCTGCCACGACGTGTCGGCCCGCGTGCGGGTGTGGAGCTTGCCGAGGAGGCGGGCGGCGTTGGCGGCGAGCTCGGTGCGGTGGTCGATGCAGCGGAAGCAGCTGCAGTCGAGCCGTGGGGCCATGGCGGCCATCTCGGCGAGGGTCGGGTGCCCTCGGCCGCGGTCGTAGCCGTCGTGCTGCTGGCGGAGACGGACCACGACCTTCGGGTTCAGGCCCGTGTACTCGGCGGCGATCCGGGTGCCGTGGGCGCGAGCGACCTCGAGGGCGATCTGGTGGCGGTGGAAGGCGCCCAGGCCTTCGCAGCGGGGGCAGGGGACCTTGTGGATGGGGTCGCCGTAGCCGCCGACCCAGGGGGTGGTGGCGCCCCACTCGTGGCCCGTGCCACGGCACGCCCGGCAGGTGAGGTCGACGGTCATGCGACCTCGCTCGGGTCGGTCGCCCACCAGTCGTCCCCCCACAGTTCGGACGGGTGCCAGCCGAGGGCGACGGCAATCCGGTCGGCGGTGGCAATCGTGACGCGCTGACCGTTCTTCCAGCGCAGGTACTGCCGGTCGGAGCAGAGGCCTTGGCGGGCGGCCCAGCGGGCGGGGCCGACGCGGTACTCGTGGCCGTTGCCGGCGCGTTCCCAGCCGACCTTGCGGGCGGCGTGGTCGATCGCGGCGACGAGCGGGGCGGCGTCGAGGAGGGTCACGGGACGAGCACCCCCTGGCCGTCGGTCGTGGCCAACGGCTCCTGCTCGTGGAGCGCGGCGAGGGTGTCGCGGGCGTCGGTCAGCCGGCGGATCTCCTGGTCGAGGTCGTCGACGGTGAACGGGCGGCGACCACCGAGGGGACCGAGGACGACGACGCAGGCGGGGCGGGCGGGCCGGATGATCTGGCCGCCCCGGGTCCGCTGCTCCGGGCGGGGCGGCTCGTACTGGATGGTGAGCAGCCCGTCTTCGGGGTGACGGAACACGTCGTCGCCGCGGTAGCGCGGGACCGGCTGCACGACGGTCATCGCCGGGCCGCCCGTCGCAGGTAGGCCTCGGCCAGGGCGAGGGTGAACGTGAGCCCGATGGCACCGCCGAGCGCAGCGGCGGCCACGTCGGCGGCGGTGAGCTGCAGGCGGCGCTTCATGCGGCACCGTCCAGGAGGCTCGGCTGGCCGCGCCGCTCGTCGCGGGTGCGGCGGGCGTTGGCGACGTGCAGGTGCCGGTCGTACGCGAGGTGGCAGCGCTGACAGGCGGCCATGAGGTTGTCGTCGTCGCAGTCCTCGGGGGTGTGGTTGAGGTGGGCGACGGTGAGGATCACCTTCGATCCGGTGACCGGGTGGGGTTCGCCGTGGTGGGCGGTGCAGCGGCCGCCGTGGTCGTGGCCGCAGCGGCCGTCGCACTCGCAGCGCCCTTGCGCGCGTTCGTGGCGGATGCGGCGGGAGATGTCGGGCCAGTCGGCCGGGTAGCGGTCGCGGTTCTCCGGGCGGATCGGGCTCATGCGGCCCCGTCCTCGACGTACAGGCCGTCGACCAGGTCGAGCTTGTCGAGCGCGCGCGTGTGCGTCTGCGGGAGCGACACGACCGGGTCGCCGAGGACCGCGGCGCCGAGCGTCCACAGCCACAGGGCGTCGACCTCGTTGTCGTCGTGGCCACCGAAGTCGAGCCGCTTGATCGCCTCGGCGAGCATCTCCGGCTTCCCGGCGTTCCCCTTCCCGGTCGCCCACGTCTTGAGCGACGCCGGCGGGACGGTGAGGGTGGGCACGGCCTGCTGCCAGAGGGCGAGGCGGACGGCGCCGTGGACCATGCCGGTCTTGCCGGCGGCGCGGGCGTGGGTGGGGAGGTCCTCGAGGACGGCGAAGCACGGGCCGTGCGGGCCGGGGCGGCTGTCGATGAGGTGGTCGAGCAGCTCGAGGACCTTCGACGTGATCCCGGCGAGCCGGGCACCCATGGGGTCGGCGGCGTTGGTGCGGATGGTGAACGGGTCGGGCTCGATGTCGCCGGGCTGGACCCAGCAGACGCCGGTGGCGGTCAGGCTGAGGTCGAGCGCGAGGACGTGGGTGCGGTCGGTCATGACGCCCTCCGTGCAGCCATGGCCCGGTCGAACTCGGCGGCGTGGCGGTGCTTGTCGTACTCGGTCCAGTGCCAGGCGGTGAGGTTGAACCGGTGCTCCAGGTAGCCCCACGTCCGCCGGCGGGGGCCGACGAGCAGGAGTGTCCATGTGGGCACCCGGAGCAGTTCCGTGATGGCGTGGGCGTCATGGGTGCGCATCCGGTTGACCCAACGGACCCGGTGCTGTTCGTCGACGAGCATCGAGTGCGGGTCGAGGCGGCGTTCGATGTACCCGCCACGCAGTACCAGGGAGAGGAAGTTCCACGGGTGGTCGTGCAGGGTGGGCCGTGAGTCGGGGCCGTCCATCCGGTGTAGGTAGAGCGCGAACCACGGGGTCTGCACGATCCGCAGGCGACTCAGGTAGGTCTGCGTGGGGTTGTCGAGGTTGGGCACCTCGAAGCGCTCCATGAACGCCCAGCGAGGCGACCGATTGGCGGTGAGACGCCTCACGTCGCCTCCATCCAGAGCCACTGGCACTCGGCGGTATCGAACAGGTCGTCGCCGGCCAGCCAGGTGCCGCACATCGGGCAGTGCCGGGCGGGTTCCTCGAGCTGGCGGCGCAGGTCCTCCCACGCCGGGTCGGTCGCGGGCGGTCGGGGCGCGCGGTCAGCGTCAGCGGCGGCCCGGCACAACGTCCAGGCGAACCCGGCGACCGCGACCGCAGCACCGGCGGCGAGCACGACGAGCGTCACGACCCCGCCCCCGCGTCCGGATTACTGCCGTACTCCGCTGCCCGAGCACGACGGTTGGCATCACGAGACTCGGGTGTCGATGGGGTCATGGCGAAGTAGCGGACCCAGCGTGGACCCTTCCAGCAGGGGCACTTGACCTGCGGTTCTGCGGCCTCGTCACCCTCTGGCGGGTAGGCCAGCAGCCCGCAGTTGTCACATCGCCAGAGCCAGAACTTCGGGGTCAGGGTGCGCCGCACAATCGCCAGACTCTCCGGCGCCGTCATGACGCACCTCCGGTCTGCTCGAGGGCGGCGTCGACGGCCCGGGCGACGAACGCCGAGCGCTCGCCCCACGCCAACCGCTCGCGCAGGGCGGTAGCCACGTGCGCCGGGAACGTGATGCACATGCTCACCGACCGGTCCTCGGCGGGCTTGCAGCGGGGGCCGCGGTGGCAGCGGCGGCACACATCGCACGGCGCGGTCATCGGGGGGCCTCGCTGCCGTTGTGGTGCGCCGGTGACGGCGCTATGTCCAGGCCGCTATCGAGTGGTCGCACGTCCTCCAGCGGGAAGGACCGGTCGGCGTAGCGAGGCGACCCGCGACCCTCGGTGACCTTGCGCCAGCCAGACCCGTCGCGGTTGTCCAGGTAGACGATCCCGCCGCCGTAGTTGACTCCGTCCAGCACGACTTCGACCGCTTCGACGCGCTGGCCCTGCAAGTTCTCGGCCAGCGACTTGATGCCTAGGGCGTCGAGCACTTCCTGGGGCGGGTCGATGCCAGCCCACCACGCCTGCGGCGGGTGCTTGTCGGGGTCGTGCGCCGGGACGACGCCGGTCACCTTGCGAACGGGGGTCGGTAGCCCGTTCCAGTAGCCCTGGTCAGCGGCCATTGCGAAGCCTCCAGTCGTCGGCCAGTTCGCACAGGCGCTCCCACTCGCCGATACCCATGACGAACTCCGTGGCGGTGTGGTCGCCCCACTGGGGGCGTCGGCCGTAGCCCGCCTCGTACCGCTGGATGCGCCGTCCGATGTGGACGTTCAGCCCGAAGCCAGGCTCGAAGCGGACGAAGATGCCCTCCTGACGCCCGCCCGCACCGAGGCGGCGGTACTCGTCTCGGACGGGACGGCCGTACTCGTCGTGGTCAACCGTCTCCGTCTCGTCGGTCCAGAGAATCGCCAGATCGTCAGGCACCGTCGACCTCCCTCGGGCTGCCAATGTTTCCGTCCGTATCGACGTTGGTCGATGGGCCATTGTCTGGCTCCAGGGCAGGTGTGAACCCCTCAACGGAGCCGAGGCCATCAACGCCCTCGTCGCCCCGGAGGCCCGAATCCTCACGGGTATCGGACCCTGCCCTGGAGTTCTTGCAACGGGCGCAGAGCGCCGCTCTGACTGTGCCGCAGTAGAGGGGCACGTCGGAAGGATCGGAGCCGATGTAGGCACCGCAGCCACGGTCACCCATCGTCGGACCCCCTGCCGTTCTTTCGACCGGCCTTGTAGTCGCCCCAGGATGTGTGCTGGTGCGGCTCGTCACGACCGGACCTCCGCCGTCACGACCCACTCGAAGCCGAGGGTGAACGCCACGAAGTCGAGCATCCCCGGCGACCCGGTGGCCTTGCCGTTGAGC